AATTTTCCATTATAACTTTAAATTTACCTTTATTGTTATTAATTGAAACCCATTCTTTTAATGTACTCTTAGATGCAATTTTATCAATACTTCTAATAAATTCTCTTGCCTCATAATTAATTGTATCATTTCCTTTTTTAAAATCATCTAACTCTTCAAAAACTGTAATTGGAATTGCCACATCATTATCTTCGAAATTAAAGATTGCATTATGATCGTAAAGAATTACAGATGTGTCTATTACAAAAATTTTATTTTTTTTATTCATTATTATTATTTATTTTTTTATATTCTTTGTAGGTATGATCGTATTCATTTTTTTCATCTTTTTCTTTAAACTTTTCTGATATTAATTGCCATTTATCTTTGTCAAGTTCGGGAAAAGTTGTATCGCCATCAATATTGATATGAACTTCTGTCAAATAGATATAGTCAGCATATTTTAAGAATTGTCTGTAAATAGAACCACCACCGATTATAAATACTTCACAATCTTCACCATGTTTAGATTTTGCAATTTCTAATGATTCTAGAAGACCAAATGCAGTAAAAATATTTGGTGCTGAGAATTTTTTATCGTCTGTTAAAACTATATTGGTTCTATTTGGAAGTGCGCCTTTTGGTAAAGACTCAAAGGTTTTTTGTCCCATTATAACCGGATGGCTTGTTGTTAAATCTTTGAATCTTTTTAAGTCACTTTTCAGATTCCATAATAATTGATTGTTCTTACCTATAACTAAATTTTCTGAAACTGAAACTATAATACTTATCTTCATTAGTAATCCCTCCATTTTTATATATTTTTATATTATTTCTTAATATTATTGTATATAATGAATAAAGTTTAAAATAAAACAAATAAAAACATCAAAACAGACGAATGTACTTATAGATCGGATTATACTTTTAGAAAAATAATTTTTGAAATTAAATCTAATTATACATATGGATCTTCTAAATATATTAAAGATGATACTATTCAAAAATTATTAGACGAAAAACGAATTAATAATAATTTGAAATTTAAATATACTCTATTGCAAGGTAAGAGAATAATATTAGTATTTAATAAAAAATTTTGGATAGAATTAAAAATTGATATGTTAGATAAAATAGATGTTGATTTGTTTAAATTAAAACTTAATAGTATTGATTGTTTGAATTTTAATAGTCTATAATATTTTCTCTTTTTAAGTTTATAGGATTGTTTCGTTTGAATTCTGTAGATAAATAACGTTTTACAACTATATGATTATTGTATGAACCGTTAACTAAATAATTCTCAAGAATCATATCAACTTCGGAATAACCTTCTCTTGTAGTGTTATATCTATCCTTCCAGTCAGGTAAAATTTGATCTAAATCCGAACTAGTGATACCTAGACCATCAGTAGCAACCGCATTTAACATTGATTTCAGAGCCGATGATCCATTAATATTTAAATTTTCGTTAATAGATAACCATTCTGTCATATTATAAACTTCTGTTTTCCAAAGTTCCTGAATCATACCGTAATCAAATACATCACCATGTAAAGTCCAAAAACCAAGTAGTAGTTCCGTGAAATTGTCGGTTGATAATCCAAATCCTTTATTTTTTTGAGCAATATCATAAAGATAAATCATTCTGACTCTTGCTTTTATATTTCCAAGTCTAATCTTTATTTCTCTATCAGTTTCTTTAATATTTATAATTGTATCGCTATCTGAAGTTAAGTCTTTTAAATTTAAATACTCAGTTGTGAGATTAATTTCTTTGAAATTGGTGCAGAAATTATTACCAATATTTCTTGCTCTTTCAATTTCATCTGGTTTATTAGTTTCAATGGTTATTGATCTTCCAATTAGTTCAATATTGAGTTCTTTTGCTACTGGATATGCTAATGCACATACTAATGCTGAATCAATTCCACCGCTGATACCAACTACCATAGATTTTAACTTATTTTCAATCAGATAGTTTTTTAATTCTTTTCGAATATTTTCAATAGTCTTTTTGTAATTTATAGTTTTCATAATCATAATTTCTTTTATTTGATGCAAATATAATAATTTTATTTAAATAAAAAAACGATATTTTTTATTTAATATATAAAATAAATAAAAAAATTAATTGTTTAATCTGAATAGCGATTAAAAAATTAATATATACTAGAAAATTAAAAAAATAATTATAATAAAATGGCAAAGAATATTTTAAGTTTAGATGATTTCAAAAGTAAGAAATCAACACCAGATGTAACACCAGTTAATGAAATGGTTGATGCTATTGATGATGTTTATCGTGTTGGTTTTGATATTGATGTTCCGAAATCTTTAATAAGTTCTTATATTAAAAAGGTAAAAGAAAGTACTGGTAAAGATTTAAGAGCAGAAACCGGTGAAAAAAGATTAGCAGAAAGATTAGTTAGTTGGTTATTCAACAATTATTTAAATATCGAGAATCTTCCTGTTGAAATTGTAACCGGTGCGGATAAAGCTCCTGTTCAGGCACAAGCTCAATCTCAGGTACAAGTTCAAGAACCTATGGAAGAAACTCAACCACAGGCTCAACCTCAGGCACAAGCACAGGTTCAACCTCAGGCACAAGGTCAGGTACAAGCACAGGCTCAACCTCAGGCACAAGGTCAGGCTCAACTTCAAGGTCAAGCACAAACAGCTGCTGCACAAGTTCCTGCACAAGAAATTTAATTATATCTTATAATAATAAAAAGTCCGGGTTTTCTCGGACTTTTTGTTTTTAAAAACGACTTTATTATATTAATATATACTTAAAAATAAATAAAATGATGTCCATGAAAAAGTTTACAGATTTCGAAAAATCATTAGATAATAATATTAAACAAGAAATGAAACAAGAAATGAAACAAGAAAACAAGACAAATGAGGATGTTCTTTTACAGCCAGAATCTAATGTTAGTGTAGAAATTCTAGAAGAAAAAATTATTAAATTTAATAATTTAAAATTAGATGAAATATTAGAAACTTTGAAAACTAAATATTCTGATACTAATTATTATATAAGAAAAAAAGATGATCAATTACATATAGTTAAATATAACGAAAGCTTGAAATTGAATATTAATAATTTTGTTGATAGCTTGTTTAAAGTTTATTCATCAAAACCTGGTTTAAAAAAAATAGTAGAAGGTGTTAAAATTAAAGGTAATATGAACTTTTGCATTATTGAAAATTTGAAATTTCCTTATACTGATAAATTTATTAGTGATTTGACAAAATTACTTTCGAAAAAATAAAGAAAATGATGAAATGATTCTCGATAAAGAAATAGAAGTCACTATAATTAATCATAATATTCAGCATTATAAAGATTTAGGTTATGATGTTAAATGCAGAGATAAAATTTTTGTTAAACCGGAGGAGTTATCTTCTGGTTCTCATTGTAAAGTTAATTGCTCATGTGATAATTGTGGAACTGAAAGAGAATTGAAGTATCAAGATTATTATTTAATAACAAATAAATTAAGTGATTTATATTATTGTAACAAATGCGTAAAAAATAAAAAAACTAAATTTACATTAATAAAAAAATACGGTGTGAATAATGTATCTAAATCAGATTTAATAAAAGAAAGAAAAAAAAATACTAATATTAAAAATTGGGGAGTTGAAAATGTTTTTCAATCAGAAACAATTAAGAGTAAATTGAGAGAAACTTTTTTATTAAAATATGGTGTCGAGCATTTTCGTCAGAATGAGTATATTAAAGAGAGAGAGAAACAATTAAGAATAAAATATGGTACACAAATGCCAGATGATAAATTATCAGATTATGAGAAATATAGAAAAAAAGTTAGACGTTATACATATAAATATAAGAAGGAACTTTATAATAATTGGAATGGTTTAGATTATTATGATGGTGAAAATATTTTAAAATATAAAAAATTGAATTATAATAGTGATTTATATCCCCATGTTGATCATAAAATTTCAATTTTTTATGGGTTTAAGAATAATATTGATCCTTCTATAATTGGTTATATTGATAATTTATGTATAACTAAAAGAATAAATAATTTATCAAAAGGTAATTTATTTAATTATCCTAAAAGATTAAAAAATAAAGAATAAATATGAAAATAACATTCAATGAATTTTTATTTGAATCTGCTCCACGGCTACCTAAAGATATTGATTATTGGAAGAAAAAAGGCAAATCAGGTAAAGATGTATGTCTTATCTTTCACGATGATCTAGATGGAATAGTTTCCGCGATAATAATGAAAAATTATTTAATAAATCAAGGTTTTAAAATTAAGCAATACGGTGTTATAAATTATCAATTAGGTTGGACTGATTTTAGGATTGATTCTAAATTAATAACTATTGCTTTAGATTTTGCTGAAAATATTCCAGGGGTTTCCGTTTATGTTGATCATCACGGTAAATTTTCTGAAGAAGTTACTGCTACTCAAAAAAATCCGGCTATTAAAACTGCAACAGGTTCTGCTGCTGAGGGTATTGCTCAACAAATTGGTGCACCATTTACAAAAGAGACAGCAGATTGGATAGATATGATAGATTCTGCAAAATATTCAGATTATGATATTGATATTAAGGGTATTTTAAGTTTTGATTTGGGGCAAATATCAAAAAGTAAAAATGCAAAATTGACATTTGCTGCTGCAATGAATCAGTTATTAAAGAGATCGGATGACAGAACTTTTATTGAAGTTGTAAATGCTTGTAAACAACCTTCTATTTATAATATTTATCGTTTATTTAAAATATTTTATCCAAAGAATAATCCTGATTGGAGATCAGGTGAAGAACCCGAATTTGTTCCTTCTGGAAAACAGAGATTACAACAAATGGAAGTAAAAACAAGAGGAACTGGGTTAGAAACACAAGGCTTTGATGAACAAGGTAATAAAATCGTATATACAAATTATAAAGATTTTTGGAATGATTTTGCTAAGAAATTAGAATATTCTGATGTAGATGCAGAAGGATATTCAGTTAAAGGTACTACAGAAAAATATCAATTAAAACCTGGTGTTTATCAAATTATTGGTAATTTAATGTATGTTCCATCCGGTACATGGGCAAATGCATTAAGAGCTAAAGCTATTTTTAATCAAGATCTTGAGAAAGGCATTGTACCAGATGATTCTAAGTTGAACTTTGTTTTACTTCAATATGGTAATACTTTACAAATTGCTGATTTGAGAACAAAAATTAGAAGTATGAATGAAGAAGATTTACCAAAAGATATAAAGGGTAATCCAATTGATAATTTAGGAAAATATTGTGAAGATTTGGTTAAAAATTTTGAAAATTATTTAGATTACCAAGATGAAAGAACAGTTTCAGGCGGTCACTATGGCATTGGTTCTATTTCTAACATATTCGGAAAATGTAAAAAATCGCCATATGAAGGCACCAAATTTTTAGATATGTTTAAAAATAAAATTATTAATGATATTTCTGGTATGAAATGGCCTCTGACATTGCCTTGGAATGAAGAAGAAGAGAAAAAGATAACTATTAAACCAGATGAAATTAATAAGAAGTTAATTGATGTAGAAAAAGTTCGTAGTGAAGAAGAAGCAACCGCTGAAAGAACAGAAAGAGAAATTTTAAATTACCTTATTTCCAACGAATTAGGAAGTATTAAACAAAAAAGGGAATATTTGAAGAAATTTACTGATTCCACTATATCTAAAATTTACGATATTTGGCAAGAAACTCATTTTGATGAAATTAAAAATGAAATTATTAAGCCTAGAGATTTAGAATTTTTATATTTTAATCCAAGTAAGAGACAAACTATTGAAGATACTGAATTATTTAATCAGATAGTTAGAAAATTTAGATTTTATGATCTTTATATTAAACAAGGTTCAGATCAAGTAAAAATGGCTGCAACTGATAAAACCAAGAAACAAAGAAAAGAGCTTAAACGTATTTTCAAGATTATGTTTAATATAACTAAAGACAAGTACATTGATAAGAATACTGGTGAAAAAGTCAGAGAATGGATTAAAAAATAAAAAAAGAGCCGAAAGGCTCTTTTTTTTATTATAAATTTTCCTTATATTTGTGAAATATAAAAATTATAATCTTATGAAATTACAAAATCAATTACAGGCGGATCTTTCTAAATTAGCAATGAAAAGAAATAATCCAAAGAAAGAACTTTTAAAAGTTGTTATTGCAGAAATTAGTAGGTATAAGTTTAAAGATGTACCTGACGAAGAAGTTCTTAGAATCATTAGGAAAATGAAAGATAATGCTATTGAGTGTGGTAATCTTCATGAGGTACCAATTCTTGAAGAATATCTTCCAAAGATGATGTCTGAATCTGATTTGAGAATATATCTTAAATCTGTTATTGAAAATAAAGGATTTTATAATATAGGACAAGTAATGCAGTATTTAAAACAGGATGAAAAATCTGCATTTATTGATAAAGGAATGGCGAGTAAAATAGTGAGGGAAATGTTATAATGAAAAAGCCGTCTGAGGACGGCTTTTTCTATTCTTTTGCTTTTAATTGTTCTATGAATTTATATGCTTTCTTATGATAATCTTTTTCTTTATAATCACTTGTCATTAAGTGTGTTATATAACAGAAATATAATAATTTACTAATTATTAATTCTTTACTTACTTGACCGCCGATAAATCTATATTCAACATAGTTTTTAGTTTTCAGGTAGCCGATATTAAAGCCAAAATGTTTAACACCTATTCTGTTGATATATTCGACCAAAAACTTATTAAAGAATGTTTCTATTTCTGATAAATTATGAATATCTAGTGATTTAAATTTATTTTTTTGATTAGCTGGTAAATCTAAGAGGGATTTTTTTACTGATGTACAAAATTTACTATTTAGTCTTTCAATCATATCTCTAAATACGAATGGTACATCATTAAAATCATAATCATCTAGTATAACTAAACCTTTTAGAATATTAAAATCTTCATATTTTTTATTTTTAACTCCTATATTTATATGTAATCCAGTTGTTGAGGTGAATTTCCAATATGTTTGTTGATCGAATTCATTAAAGAAATCTTCTAATAATTCTAAGGTTTTGTCTAATCCTAGAAGATATGTTTTTGGTTTAAATTCTATACCTCTTTCTAGTGTTGAATCTAAAACAAAGTCTAAAACATTACTATATTTATCATAAAATTTTGGTAGATACTTTTCGACATTTTGTTCGAGATACTCTCTATTTTCTCTTAAAAGAAGTGTTTTTATGGCTTTATTTATACCACTTATTATATTTTTTTGAATTTCGGTGGTATAAAATTGTTGATCTAATAATTTATTAATCTCTCTTTCAAGCTTTTTAGTGCTGTATTCTTCATATAGATACGATTCTATCGTGTCTATTATATTATTGATAAATCCTTTGTTTTTTTTAATTAATACATCAGTAATGTCAATATTATAATTAGTTAATTCTTTGAGACATATTTCTCTTAATTCATCAACATCGTCGTAATCAAAGTTATCGTAAGTAATGTCATGATTTTCTAAATCATTGGTTTCTAATTCAAATTCAATAGCAATTGTAAAATCCTTACCTATTTCTTCTGACTTAATTCGTTGAATGTCTTTGATATTAAATTCGTAGAATTTTTCTATTTTCATGAATAGAATTTTTTTTACTATATATAAAAAATAAAAAGAGACAATTTTTTGTTTCTTTTATTAAAAAAATACTATATAACTCATTATCAAAGATATATTTAATAGTATTTTCCATTATTCTACTCTTTTGTTTTTCATCATCTCAAGAACTTTGATTTTTGTATCATCATCAAGCATCTGTATTACATCATATAATGCTTTACAGCCTGCTTTGTTTCCAAAAGTTGTAAATTTAATTTCTATATTTTCATCTCTTTCATGTATTTCATGAGCAATAATCGCTTCATGTACTGATATAAAATGAAATATCTCTTCTTTAATATTCATATTTTTTAATGTTTACTAATTCTTATATGTTTAAGTTTACGAAAAAGATCCCCATGTTCTAGAGAGCAACCATAACTACCATCTTGATCAGAATATTCAAAAATATATATTGCAAAATCTGGAGATTCACCATTTATTCTCTTAAGTTTGGTTTTTCTAATATTGAGAATATCATTAAGTTTTTTATTACCATATTTTCGGCATGCTTTACGATATTCTTTCCATCTTTTTTCCCAATCATTAATATTT